CTCTGCGGAAAGGCAAGACCCGAAGAAATGAGCGACATCTATCGCTGGATGTATGACAATATTGAAGTTTTTGGTGCAGACGAAGCCACACAGAACAAAGCTATCTTGATCATCAAACAAGGACTAGTGGATCATACACTAGTGATCGACCCTGAGATTAATCTTGCGGCTACGCTAATCAGACTAGCGAACCTATGAAGCAAAAGCTAATCGATGCGTATATGAAAACTGCGGAAACATTCGCAGACCTCAGCCATGCACGTAGGCTTCATGTTGGTGCAATCGTTGTAAAAGACGATAGGATTATCAGTATCGGCTACAATGGTATGCCGGCAGGTTGGGATAACAACTGCGAGTACGAGATACTTGAAGATAACGGTGATAACGAACCTGAAACTATCTTAAAAACTAAACCGGAGGTGCTACATGCTGAAACGAATGCAATCGCTAAGTTGGCTAAATCTAACGAATCTGGTATGGGTGCTACTATGTTCATTACCCATGCTCCATGTCTGGACTGTGCAAAACTTATATACCAAAGTGGTATTAGCCACGTTTTATATCGCGACTCTTATAGGGATACTAATGGTGTCTCATTTCTGGAAAAATCCGGAATAAATGTGACACAAGTAAAAAAGGGCTCATAAGAGCCCTTTTATCTTTATTGCTTAATCACCATAGATATAAAGCACCTCCTTGACGGCGTGATGCCTTTCAATATCCTTATGGTCAAACTGGACTATGTCTATATGTTTGAGCCCGGGTTTGTCTGCGATTAGATCGCAAAAGTTGATTAAACCATTATCATTTAATCGATCTGCTTGTGCCAAATCTCCTGTAACTACCATTTTAGACCCCTCCCCAAGTCTGGTCAGTAGCATCTTCATTTGATTCTGTGTGGCATTCTGCATCTCGTCAGCAACGATGTATGCGTTTTTGAATGTTCGGCCGCGCATGTATGCAAGCGGACTTATTTCTATTACTCCTTCATCTAGCATTTTTGCTATATCTCTCGTTTGGTAATATTCTCCGAGGACGTCGAAAATAGGACGGGTCCATGGTGCCATTTTTTCATTTAGCGTACCTGGTAAAAATCCTAAATCTTCGTCTACTGAGACGGCGGGTCTGGTAACAATGATCTTATCAACACGCCCTTCCTGGAACAATTTGATACCGTTCTGCACAGCCAACAAGGTCTTACCCGTGCCCGCAGGCCCGATTGCAAAGACTATACTTTTAGTATCGTCCTGTAATTTTCTTAGGTATGTCTCTTGATTAGGACCTCGCGCATGGAGGCTAACACGTTGTTTCTTCTGTGGAAGATGTGGTTGAAAATCTATTACGTTAACTTCTGATGTAAAACGCTTTTTCACTCGTTTGCTCATTGTTTAATGTCTCCTACATTTGGGGAAATGTAGAACGACTGTAGTGACCGCCTTGATTACTACAGTGGTCCTACATTAATATTTAACAAATCCCTAAAGAAATAAACTGCTACTGTATGGAAAAGAATCAGCTAAATAATTGAGTACAAATAGGGCCCGCAAAATGCACCACGATATTTTAGATGTAATTCAGAATATACAAGAATTATATGAAAACAACACTAGTCTAGCCGCACTTAAAGACATGGAAAGAGTGCTGGACGAAATGGATATGTATGTATTCAAGAACTGGATCGACGGAGAACTAGCCTACGGGCCTAAGGTTGAGCGTCACTGGATAACTGCTGGTTTCATGTGGCCTCGTGATAAGATGCCAGATCCAGAAGCTGGTAAAAGATTGCTAGAAATGGGTTGCAAAGTACGTTATCAGAAGAGTCATTTAGTAGAAGCTCGCACTATACGCAAGCCCGATGATATCCGTCCAGGCACAAAAAAGGGTAAGTTAGATCGCAAACCTGTTTGGGTTGTAGAACTAGTAATGCCTAAGAAATTAGTGTTCGATGTCTATAAAGGATATATGAACAAGATGCGCGAAGAAATGGGTACTGATGGTTTGAAGACTAATACCCCGACTCCGTTAGACACCAACGCCGCGCAACAGATTAGTCCGGCGCCGTCACCGATGGGTGGTGCTCCTGGAGGCGGAGGTGCTCCTAGCGCGGCTCCAGCACCTGGCGGTGGAGCAGGAATGGCGCCAGCACCTGGCGGTGGAGCACCAGCATAATGAATGTTTCAGAATCACTTCGTGCTAACGATCTAAAAGATCTTGTTAAAAATGTATTCGAGATCGATGCGTACAAAAGCAAGATCGGCAATGATAGAGATATCGTTGTATTAAGTTTTACTGTCGACGGGAAAGATCCGGCACAAGACCTTGAAAATTTCTTTGAAATGGGCTACGGCTTTGTTATGGATGCAGAATCGACAACAGGTGAAATGGACGACGGAAAATATAGAGTATTTGTAGAAATAGAACGCAATCGTCATATAGCCGAACAGATCATGGAGCTAGTAGATGGTTTGAAGCAAGTTGCTAAACTAGATGATGTCCGATTCAGATACCACAAAGAATTTAAAAGCATCGAAGCATCAGAGCAAGCATTGTCTGAAAAAATACCTGCGGATCCTAACACCTACGATCAACGCATACAAGAAAGCACTCTTAATAATTTTAGCAATTTCTTCCGAGATAGTTATGTCGATGATATCAGCTTGCTAGGCGAGAATATTAAATTTAAGAGAGTACACAAAGATCCTTTAACTTTTAAGATAGTTGATTTCGGGGATCGATATGAAATACATGAATCACTAAAAGGTGCAATCATGTTAGAAAGCAAAGATATATCAGAAACCTTATTCCTTACAAAATATATCGGTGATTTTAATATCATTAAAGTAGGAAACCAATATATCTTTGAACACAAATCACACGCACTAATATTGGAGAAAGCGAATGTCGGATTTTAATTTTGATTTTACGGTAGAAAAACTAAAGAAGTTTTTGCCAAATAATCCTTATGTCGAGCACTGGCACGAGGCACTATGTAAAGTATTGCCTGATTATGAGATCAATACAGTTCCCCGTGTTGCGGCTTTTCTAGCACAGACAGCACACGAATCAGGCGGTTATACTGCTCTACACGAAAACCTAAACTATCGTGCAGAAACACTTTGCAAAATTTGGCCAAAGTATTTTCCTAACATGGATGTTGCTAATCAATATGCACACAATCAAGAAGCTATCGCCAACCGTGCATATGCTAACCGCATGGGCAATGGTGATGAGCATTCAGGGGATGGTTACAAATACTGCGGTCGAGGACTAATACAGTTGACTGGCAAATCTAACTATGAGAAATTTGCTGAAAGTATCGATACACCAGTAGAAGAAATTCCTGAATTTCTACAAACATTCGAAGGTGCTATACAGTCAGGTTGCTGGTTCTGGGAAAGTAACAACTTGAACGATCTGGCAGACAAGGGCGACATCCTAACAATGACCAAACGCATTAATGGTGGAACTCTTGGACTAGAAGAACGCACACATCACTATCATCAAGCAATTGAAATCCTACAAGGATAAACCATGTGGTGGCTATCATTCATACCCGATGATTTTCTACAGTGGTTTATCCATGGTGTAGTAGTATTAGGTCTAGCACTTTCTGTCATAGGTGCTATAGGTAAGAATATCCCCTTTATTGGACAGTATGGTCTCATAGTCAAAGGACTTGGAGGCCTATTGTTAATTGCAGGTATATTTTTCGAAGGCGGGTATGGTGTTGAGATGAGCTATCGAGCTAGGATAGCAGAAATGCAGGAAAAGATTAATCAGGCCGTTAGAGAAAGTAATGAAGCTAACGACAAACTTGCCGGACAAGTCAAAGACGATGTTAAAGTTGTACACGATACACAAGTAATAGTACAAGAGAGAATAGTAGAAATAGAAAAGAAGATCGACGCCGAATGCAAGATAGAACCAGATGTTATAGATATTCTTAATCAAGCGGCTAGAGGGGGCAAGAAATGAAAAAATTACTAATAGGAAGTTTTTGTGTTTTTCTTGCAGGGTGTTCTACTACTGTTCCTGTACACATGAGTTTCCCACAAGTCCCAGAAGATCTAAGACAAGCATGTCCTAGACTTAAAGAAACAGATCCTAATACTACAAAACTTAGCAATGTTCTAAAAGATGTCACTGAAAATTACAGCAAGTACAACGAATGTAAGATTAAGAACGATGCTTGGATACAATGGTATGACACCCAGAAGAAAATATTCGAGGATATAAAATGAAAAAGTTATTAGCTCTACTAATACTAGTTCAAGGCTTGTCTGGCTGTGCAATTTACGATGCATATTTCATGGCTAGATTCGATAATAACGAATATATGTTAATTAATAAGATCAGAACAGAGGCAAATTTAGGCGCAAGCAAATGTGGTAAACCAGAAGTAGTAGCAGTAGTTGATAACATCTATAACACTGCTATAGAATTTAGAAATTATAGTCAGGCAATTCCACACAACGAAGAAGCAACCAAGATGGGCAACGAATTAGCAGAAATCGTTAAAGGTCTTAGTGACAGATATCATGGCACCGAGCCTGTTAGCATGATGTATTGTACTACTAAATTTAGCGGCATAGAGCGTAACGCTGTTAACATTCAAAACGTGATAGGGAAGAAACCACGATGAATATAGATGAAGCATTGCAACAGATTGCCAATACCGGTGATCCTAGTCTACAAGATCTAGCACAAAGAGCATATGATCTCAAAACTGCTCTTGCTAACGGACAAATTAGCAAAAGCGAATATCAAGAAATGATCATGGATTTAGTTCATGAGAAAAATATTAACGAAAGCATTAGTGACTTAGAAATGAAAGAGTACATTAACAGTACTGTAACTGCTCTAATAACACTAGCAAGCCTATATTAATTAATCGAAAGGGGCGATAGATGGCAGACGAAACAATGAGCGAAAGCGAAAAGAAAAAAGAAGACTGGATGAACAGTAAATGGCGTCCAATGATGGGTTGGCTATATATGGCTGTTTGTGCCTTTGACTTTGTGATCTTTCCGATCCTATGGAGTCTATTACAAGCAGTGATGCATGCCGCACAAATCACACAATGGCAACCGTTAACATTACAAGGTGCTGGATTATTCCACATCGCAATGGGTGCTGTATTAGGTATTGCGGCAATGGGCCGTACACAGGAAAAACTAGCAGGAGCAAATAATGGCGGAGCACAAACACCAGCAACAGGATTTGCGAGCGGGCCAACAGCACCTAGCGTACCTTCAACAGGATTTGGTGCAACGTCGGGGGGATTCGGTTCTCCAGCACCAGCCGCAAGTGGCTTTGGCGGAGGCGGGTTTGGAAGCACATCTCCAGCGCCATCGCCAACAACAGGACCAGCAGTGAGCTCAAAAGGTTTAAAAATGATGCCACCTGCTGATCAACCAGCATTATAAAAGGAAAATATCATGAGGAAACTATTAGCAGTTTTAATCGCACTTTCATTTATGGCTCCGGTCATGGCAGCTGAACCTGCAAAGGCCGCTCCTGCTAAAAAAGAGCAAGCAGTTAAGAAAGACGCAACTAAGAAGAAAGTCAAAAAGCATAAGAAATTCGAAGGCGAGAAGGTTCCAGAAAAGGCACCAGCTAAAAAGAAGAAAAAGTAATACTCAAACTCTTGACAGGTCCTCGGTTAGATAGTATAATTACTATATTAACTAAGGACCTGTTTTTACGACCATGACAACCCATTATCAAACATTAGGTGTAGCAGAAAACGCTAGCCAAGAGGAGATTAAAAAAGCCTACAGAAGTTTGGCTAATAAACATCACCCGGATAAAGGTGGAGATCAAGCCAAATTTAAAGACATTTCAGTTGCTTATGACACTATAGGCGACCCAAATAAACGTCAGCAATACGATCAAGAACGACAATTTGCTAATAATCCTCATATGCAGGGTAATCAATTCCATTTCCACACTGGAAATATGAACGATATATTTGGACAAATGTTCGGCGGACAGCCGCATCCTTTTGGAGATATATTTGGCGGCGGATTTAATAGAGCCCGGGGTAATAGAGATTTAAACATACAATGTACTATTACACTATTGGATAGTTATCAAGGTAAACAATTAGAAGCACAGTATCAATTACCCAGTGGCAGAATGCAAACTGTAGTGATCAACGTTCCGGCAGGAATCGATAACGGTGCTACTATAAGATATCGGGGACTAGGAGACGATAGTGTTACGAATGCTCCTCGCGGAGATCTAAATGTAACTATCATAATTCAGCCTGATCCAAGATTTGAACGCAGAGGAAATGACCTCTATACTGTAGTAGAAATAACTCCTATTGAAGCTATGGTTGGTACTAGAAAGACTGTAAAGAACATAACCGGAGCCACTGTAGATTTAGAAATAAGACCTGGTGTTACTTCAGGTGTTGAATTTGCACAAGGCGGAAATGGATTTCCTAGCACCCAAGGTGGTCCTAGGGGAAGATTTGTTAGCGTTATTTCTGTCCGAGCTGTCCCTGTGACTGACCCAGATCTTGTTGTTAGATTGAAAACGTTAGATGCTGAAATTAATCAAAGAAGATAATCCAATACTAAAAACCAAGGCCGAACCTTGGGTTTTTCTCACCGAACAAGATGCCGAAGATGCTCGACAATTAGAAATCGACATGGTTCAGCTAATGGTCGAAAGTCAAGGTATTGGGCTGGCAGCTAATCAAGTAGGATTGCTCAATAGAGTATTTGCTATACATCTCCAAGGGCAAGTACCATTCTGCATGTTTAATCCTGAAATTTCTTACTTAAATAATGAAGAAGTAGCAGGAGAAGAAGGTTGTTTAAGTTTTCCCGATCTATGGATTAGTGTTAAACGTCCTAAGAGTATTGGAGCCAAGTATCTTGACAGATCCGGCAAAGAATGTACAATAGAATTAACAGGAATCGATGCACGTTGTTTTTTACACGAGCTAGATCATCTGGATGGTGTTTGCTTTACTGACAAAGTTAGCAAATTAAAATTAGCAATGGCAATTAAGAAACAAAGGAAACGTAATGGTAGAGCCAAGTGAAAATCTACAAGCAGTATTTGAAAAAGCTATCGAAGTAGCAAAAGGGCTCAACCATGAGTACTTAACTATCGAACATCTGTTGTTTGCAATGCTGTGTGAAGAAACATTTGCAAATGCAATTACCGGTTACGGTAGCGACCCTGAATTTATTAGGAAAAATCTCGAGCATTATTTGAAGAATAAGTGTGACGAGATTACAAGTCCCACGTCAGTAGCTAAACCTAAAAAGACACAAGCAGTCGAGCGTATCCTAAATAAGGCATTCACACAGGTGTTGTTTAACGGACGTCAGCGCATTGAATCCACTGACGTGTTCCTTGCTATGATGGGCGAAAAGCGTTCATGGGCGCATTTCTATATCGCACAGGCAGAAATTGAAAAAGATAAGTTTGCAGACTATCTTAATAACAATATCGAAGCTGAAGAAGCAGAAGAAGAAGGCCCGGTTAATGCTCAAGCTGGAAAGGCACTTCGTGCGTTTACTACGAATCTAAACGATTCTGTTAAGAAAAATAAGATCGACCCAGTTATTGGTCGTGTCGACGAGCTAGAAAACGTAGCACTTGCTATGGGTCGGCGCAGTAAGAATAATGTGATCCTTGTAGGAGATCCTGGTGTAGGTAAGACTGCTATCGCAGAAGGACTGGCTTATAATATTGTTAAGGGTGCAGTTCCAGATTTTCTTAAAGAGTACACTGTTTATAACTTAGACATCAGTGCTATGCTAGCAGGTTCTAAGTATCGAGGAGATTTTGAAGAACGATTCAAGATGGTTCTAAAAGGACTAGCTGGTAAGGGTAAGACTATCCTGTTCATCGATGAAGCACATATGATTAGCGGTGCGGGTTCAGCCAGCAACAGTGCCAACGATTTGAGTAATATGATGAAACCTGCTTTGTCTAAAGGTACTATCAAAGTCATCGCCAGTACTACATGGGAAGAATATCGCAAGCACTTTGAAAAGGATCGTGCATTAATGCGCCGATTCCAGCGCATCACTATCGACGAACCAACTCCAGAAGTTACAATGCAGATCCTCAAGGGTATCAAGAAATACTATGAGCAATTCCATAATGTTAAGATTAAGGATGATGCTCTACAGACTGCTATCAAATTATCTGTCAAGTATCAAGCAGACAAGAAACTGCCAGATAAGGCCATCGACTTGATCGACTTAGCTTGCTCTCGCTTTAATCTTAAGTTGGCGGATGAGAAGGTTGTGACACCAGAATCTATCCAATTCGAACTTGCTAAGATGGTACAGATTCCAGAAGAGCAAGTGGCAGAACAGGAAAGCGAGAATCTAGTTAAACTGCAAAGCCAGCTAGAAGCAGAAGTGTATGGACAAGATACAGCACTCACTGAAATCGTCGACAAGATCATGGTAGCACAAGCCGGACTTAAAACTGAAAATAAACCAGTTGGTTCGTTTGTATTCATGGGCCCAACTGGAACTGGTAAGACTGAAACAGCCAAGAGTCTTGCCAAGCATCTAGGCGTTAAGTTGCTACGTTTTGACATGAGTGAATATCAAGAGAAACATAGTATCAGTAAGCTGATCGGTAGTCCTCCTGGTTATGTTGGCTTTGAAGAAAATGCAGGGCAGTTAATCACTAGCATCCAAGAAGCACCTAATGCTGTTCTACTGTTAGACGAAGTTGAAAAAGCACATCCTGATGTTATGACAGTCTTGTTACAACTGATGGACAACGGTTTTATTACAGGATCTAATGGTAAGAAGGCTGATTGTCGTAACATTATTCTTATCCTTACTACTAACGCAGGTGCAAGCTCAGCTGAAAAGAATGCTATCGGATTTGGTGCACAGGATAAGGAATATAGCGATGCAGACCTGAAGAAGTTTTTAACTCCTGAATTCCGCAATCGTCTGGATGGTATTGTTACATTTAACAAGCTAGGTAAAGATACGATGATCAAAATCGTTAACAAATTCATCGATCAACTACGTGAACAGGTTAAGGAAAAAGCAGTACGTATCAAAGTCGATAAGGAAGCTATTAACTGGCTTATCGACAAAGGCTTCGATAGCAAGATGGGTGCTCGTCCGTTACAACGTGTTATCGACAAGGAAATCAAGCGAGACTTGGCCAAGATGATGCTGTTTGGTGATTTAAAATCAGGTGGCTGGCTATCTATTACTGTAGAGGATAATAAACTATCTTTATCTGTGAAGCCAAAGACTCCTAAATTGCCATTTATTACTTCAACCGAAGAGGACAGTAATGTTTTACAAGGAAACTAAAAGTCTATTCTTGAAAAAATATCAATACAAGGTTGTTGTATCTTGTCCCGGAGGGCATCTCCTCCGTGGCAAGGATTTCGATACAGTATTGTTAGAACTACATGAACTTACTAAAGGCCCTTATAAATCATTAAAACCTAAATTTCCCAGCCGTATGTTCAAGTCTCTAGAAGATGTAGATTTAAGCATACGACTAGTGACAGATTTAAAAAAAATGCAGGATATCGATCTTCGTATCGAAACTCCGTTTATTAGCATCTACACCAACGAACCAAAGCATCTGTCATTGCTAGAGAAGAAATATCTAGAGCATATACGCTATATCAGCAAGCCGTTAGAACCAAACACCTTGGACATAGATACAGTTATAATGCCCAAGCTCAAAGAGTTTGATTATAAAATAACTTTAGCCGCTACTAAACAAGAACACGGTGCGTTTGTTGAGTGGGCAGAGAAGAGTCCAAAACTACGCATAACTAATAGCTGTAAGCGCGAACTGCTACGCAGTAGAAGTTGGGGAGGAACCCATTTTTATGTAGCAGGAGACAACAATCTGCTTATGGCTAAGATGCATTTAGGCGGTTGCATAGGCAAGATCCAGCGAATTGCCAAGTAATAAAAGCACATTCTTTAAACTGTTATTACGATAAATACTCTAACACCCTCGGTGTTAGGGTATTTTATTGACATACGGGCTAAAACATGAAAATCAGAGAACTTAGCGAAAGCGCAGGGCAAGAAATAGATAGAGATATCAAAAACCAGGATAAACACGGGTTAGGGTATGATCTATTAGACGATTTATTATTTTTTATGCATCACGACGACGACACATATCGACGTCACACATATCCAACTATCATGAGAGCTCACGATCACTTCCATGGTGGTAAGGAAACAGATCAAGCATTATTTGGAAGTGCAGTAGAAGAAGCATATCAAAACTATCGCAATAAATTCCAAGAGATTCGCGAACTACCAGAAGTGTTAGATGATGAAACTCTAAACAAATGTTGTGAGCATTTACATACTAACGAATTAAAGAAAATCCAAGACGGACATTATAAGGATTAATCAGTGCTACTCCGTGAATTGTTCCTTAAAGAAGCAGAGGCCAAAAAAGAAATCGAATTAGGCCGACCATTTAATCACCCAGAACACTGGGTAATATTTCACGGTGTTAGTGGTATCAACGAAGCATTAGATCGATTTATCGAGATGTCCACTGAGAAAGCAGGCAATTTTACTGTAAGATTTAAATGGGACGGAAATCCTCAGATTTACTGGGGCAGAGAAAAGAAGAATGGGCCTTTAGTATTAGCAGGACACAATGGTTGGGGCAAGGGAGGTCGTGGAACTGGCACTACTATGAATGACTTCACTAGCCCAGATGCTGTAAAAAACTTTATATTAAACAAAAGCGGCGAAGCCACTAAAGGACAAGAAATAACTCCTGAACGTCAACGATTCGCTGAAGAGTTTAGTAACTTATATCCTGTATTCGATGCCGCAACTCCGAAAGATTTCGTAGGATTCGTCTATGCTGATGCTATATTTTTACCTAGCACAAAAGGACAGCCCGACAAAAATGGTGTTTTCAACTTCCACCCTAATCCCCACAGCGATACAGAATATCATGTTAAGGCAAATTCGCCTACAGGTAAGAGAGTTGCTAATGCGGCAGCTATGGTAGCCGCACATGCTTTCTTTAAAGAATTCGGTGCACCTGATAAAGACCAAATACCGATGAAATCTTTCTCGCATTTGAATCAAAGTCCGGGTGTTATAGTATTAGATCCGATATACAATGGATCAGCTCCCCAGTTCAACCAGACGAAGATAACTGAATTACGTAAGGCAAAAGGTCATATCGACACGTATGGTAAAGCTATCGATGCTTTCGTACATGCTGTTAGTCCACAAGACAAGAATGGTATTTTCTATCCATTTTTAAATCAACAGAATGCCGCAGGAACTTTTGATAACATTACTGCGCAGACCTTTTTCGATTGGATGTCTAAACCGTTAGCAAGCGGAAAGTCTCGTGTCAGCGGTCCTAAGCAACAAGCACTATTAGAATTAGAAAAACAACATCATGCACTTGGACCTATGTTCCATATCATGAAAGAGATCCGTCATATCAAACATGAAATTGTTGATATTGTTAACGGGCAACAAAACTTACCAGAAGGATTCTGGGCCACTGCTAGTGAAGGGTACGTGCAGTATGCCGATGCCAAACACAAGCATGGACATATGAAATTAGTCGCTCCAGGGTGGAAAAAATGAGTTTAATAATCGCAGTAGCATTTGGGAGATTTAATCCTCCTCATCAAGGACATAAGAAGCTATGGGAAACTGTACATCGTACAGGAGGTCATAATTGGTTTATCGGTACAAATCCTACCACTAATGGAAAAAATGATCCGTTACCATTCGCTGTTAAGAAAGCATGGATGGAAGCTATCGATCCAAATGTAAAAGGACATATCATAGGCGAGACTAGTGTAGTTACGCTGGCGTCTAAGATATATGCAAAGCACAAAGGCGAACACGATTTACACCTACACTATGTTACAGATGAAAAAGACTGGCAATGGAGTGGAAAATTATTAAAACAGTACAACGGTGTGCAAGGCCCTCACGGATATTACAAATTTGCCAATATCGATTGGGCCGAGAGTCCACGTGTCATGTCTGCAACGGTATTGAGACAAGATGTTATCGATGGTGATGAAGGAAAATTCTATGCAGATGCAGGTGTCGATCCTTCTATGCTAGTAAATAATAAAAGCTTCTATGAAACAGTACAGGAATACTTGATGCCTTTCAAACAAGCCCAAGATGAGAAAGATGCCGCTAAGGCAGAGAGGCTAAGAATGAAACAAGAAAAAGAAGAGGCAAAGGCCGCTAAAGATGCCGCTAAGGCAGCGAAGGTTAAAGGTCCTGCTAGAGAATTAGCAGAAGCTGCCAATGCCGCACAACAAGCCGCTATTGCTATCAACATGAAGAAACATCACAAAAAACCTAAGAAGCTTAGTGAACATCTAGATCATATGTTTGCTGACAGATTTACTCAATATCTCGAAGACGAATCTAAAAATTTTCTAGCAGTCCGTAGAACAGACTTACCAAATAAATACGGTGTATAATTATGAATGAAAAATATCACTTAGCACTAAAGAGTGCATTTGCTAGCGAATACTGCTTTGTAATCAAAGCACAGAATTTCCATTGGAATGTAGAAGGTCCACTATTTGAATCACTACATGCCTTGTTTGAGCGTATCTATACAGAAGCTTATGGAAGTATAGATACATTTGCAGAACAATTACGTGCTCTACAGATTTATACTCCAGCTAGTTTGCAGAAGTTTAGTATGTTGTCAGCAGTACACGACGAAGATGCTGTTCCTGATTTCCAAGGAATGTTGCGTGAATTGCTAGCAGATAGTGATAAGATGGCAGAAATTTTCCGGATTACATTTGAGATGGCTGAACAAAACGGTGACCATGGACTCAGCAACTTTCTAGCTGATCGCCAGGATGCACATAAGAAACACAGCTGGATGTTAAGGGCAAGTTTAAAATGAGACAATATAGGATCACTAGTGCTGATATAAATCAAGACAGCCCGGACGATTGTTACATCGATCCTAAAGATCCTATCCACGAAATGAAAGCTATTGCACACTTAGGCGGACTCGGCGCCGATGCAAGATTACACAAATTACGTGCAGAACAAGGCAGTAACATCAGTGTAACTGGCAGTGAAAAGCAAAAGATTGAAAGAGATTTAAAATTAAGACCCGGAGATCCCGAATGGTTTCAACTATGGTTTAGTTTACCTAAATTCATGGAAGGTGAAAAAGCTGTTGGGCCAGGGTTTAGAGGAATAAGAAAATGAGATTAAGAGAATTCTTAAATAGGCTAAATGAAGATGCTGGAGGAGACGGCGATGCCGGCCACGAAAGCCAAGGAGGACGTTCATCTAACAGACGTGCGCCGTTAGATAACTATGCCAAGGCCGCTATTCCTGGATTAACTACTGTTCCTGATTGGCCCGGACATTATTACAGCATGTATCGTATGGGCATACATTTAGCGAGTAGTCCCGTTAATCCTGACACCAAAGAAGGCCCATTTTCTAACGACATGGTCTTTTCAACATATACAAATGCAGAAGAAGACATGATCAAACATAGTGCTAAAAAGCTAGGCGTTAAGCTCAAGACTCTTAGCAGCCAGAAAAGCACAGAAGCAAACGATACCAATGTTTCGAGTCCTATAGCCAAAGTCAAGCGCAATAAGCACGGGATATAATATGAGAGCTATAGAATTCTTAAAAGAAACAGGAACTGTGGGTGGAACTACATCGGCTCATATAGCCAGCGTAGAAACACCTATACGCAACGGAAAAGGAGGGTCAAAACCTCCTAGAATCAAAGGTACTAAAAGTGTAAATGCCCTAGATTCTAAAGTCAGTATATTTGGAGCCGTGGGAGAAAACCAGGCTACTACAATAATCAAAAGATAAATATTAGAACAACGGAGTCCAACCACATGGCCAAGCAAGATCTATATAAAACAGCTCAACAGAGCGCAAAACTATTCAAATTAATCCGCGAAGGTGAAGAAATGGAAGGTTGGGTATCCAGCAAGATTACCCGAGCTGCCGCTGACATCGAAAGCGTATATCAATATTTGAACTTTGAAAAACATTTCAAAGAACAGGAACGTGCTATCAACAGCAATACTTCTTTAAGCGAATCAACTAAGGCAGAGCTACGTGCTAAACTAGCAGAAGCTAAAGACAAAGTAGCCAAGATGAAGAAGAAGGCTGCTAAGGAAAAAGACGACAAGATGGACGAGTCAAAGGGTGCTACAAGCGGCCTAGACAAGACCAAAGGTAAAGTAACTAAGAGCGAAAAATCCAACTACTTTGCCAAGAGTACACATGGTAATGTTACCAAAGGTTCACGTCATCAAGCAGGCGAAGGTGAAAGCGATGCAGATCTAAAGGATCGTGTAGAACGTGATATCACTACCAAAGGCGGCAAGATGGACAGCTGGCGCAAAGTAGACGAGAGCAAGAAATGCTCTTGCGAAACTAAAGGCAAAGCCAAGTGCCCAGTACATGGTAAGATGGACGAAAGCCTTAATGAGATCGGTGATACAAAGAGTGGGCAGAAACTTATTAATAAGGTCCATAAGAGAGCATCTGATCGAGTAGGTAAGGCTGTTGCTAAGGGCGATGTTAAAAATGCTAAAAAGTACCAGGATGTTGGACAGCAAGCTTGGGATAGAATGCCAGCTGACAAGTACGATGAAAGTAAGAAGTCTAAGCCAGATTTCCTAGACCTAGACAAAGACGGCAATAAGAAAGAACCAATGAAGAAAGCCGCTAAGGATAAGAAATTAGATGAGCGCGACATGGGCAAGCATAACAATGGCAAGACTACAGGTTTCAAAGCTGTTGCAAAGAAAGCCGCTAAGGAATATGGTAGCAAGGAAGCTGGAGAACGTGTAGCAGGCGCAGTTAAGGCCAAGATGGCAAAAGCTGGCAAGTTAGAAGAAGGTTCTAAAGCCAACATCCGTGATGCTATCGCTCGCGCACAAGCTATCTTGGAAGGCAAGAAAGAAAAGATGGCTAAGAAAGACTACGACGGCGATGGCAAGATCGAAAGCAACAAGGATGAAGTATGGGGTTCACGTGCCAAGGCTGCGGCTAAAGCTGGTCATCCTTTTGGCAAGAAAGAAACAGTCAAAGAATCTGCTGAATTAGATCGCTTGAAGTATCTAACCAACGTTGTCCTAAAAGGATAATTCCATGGACATGAAGCGCATCCTTCAAGCCATGGATGGCGTTGCTACTAAACCTGTAGCTGGCGCTAATGACATGAAACGTTTCCTTCAGGTTGTATCTGAAGGAACTAATCCTCACAAGGTCTCATTGCCAGTACAGATGGCCATGCAACACTATACTGAGGTTAAGGAAGCGCCTGCTGTTAAAGAAGATAAGTTATTCAAGCTACCAGAAACTAGCAAACTATA